CACCTCCACGGCGGACCAGGGTATCGACGCCGGCTACCGCGCACTTAGCGTTAGGGTCGTAATAACTGGCGCCTATCTCGGCCATGTGCAAATTAACGCACAACTTAACGACGTTTTTAGGACCTATGATTCGGTGGCGGACACGGTCGCGGGCTAGCGCTAGCGATATCTGGGCTACAAGTTCCTGGCGGTGTGCAATAGCGCAGCTCGCGCCCTGGTGGTCGTGCAGGATATCGGAGAACGTAACCGTTTTACCGGCGCCGGTAGGAAGTACGGCCAACACATTAACCGCGCCGTCGTTCCAGGCCTGGTAAATATCAGCCTTGGCGGTCGCCTGGTACGGTCGTAATTTAAGCGCTACTTCCCGGGCGACTGCAGCCGCTAACGGTTTTTGTACTGGTAGGTTCACTTATCCGCCACCTGGTCGAATACAATACCGACACTAATTTCGATATCGATTTGTTTAATTTCAGGACGCAAGTAGCATTTTACATCGAGTGGGGTTTCCCATTCTGGCGGCTGTGAGAGTAAGCCGTCCGCGAAAGCGTCATTAAGCACCGCGCGTAATGCTTGGTGTGCTTCGGGCGACCCTGCTTTAAAACCAGCTACACCGGCTATAACCCGGTTGTTTAATTCCTTTAATGCGTCGGACACTTTAAAACCCTCGATAATTATTTCTTGTTGACGGCGTAGAGATTACGCTATAGTATCCATACCGTCAACTACCAAAACGGAGAATATGACGCAATGAACCAGATAACTTTAACGGTCCCCCTGGACTACAACGCATTAACTCGCGCTTCCGATATGTTACACGGTCTCGCTATCGACGTAAGTAAGCAGGGCGGTAACGCCGATACTGCTATCTCGTTAGAAGAATTCGAGCAAGAGTTATTAAAGTCGGTATCCGCCGCTTTCGAAATTCCCGTCGAGCAACTAACCGAAGCTGTACGACCTGCGGTAACGGCCGAAGGTCACGAACACCAGGAAGCAACTACCGCAACCGTAACAACTGCAGTAGAAGAAGTGCCACCAGCGCCAGCGGCCGAGCCTTCCCCGTCACTGTTCGCGGAAAACCCAGTCGACCCAAAGCCCCCGGAGCCCCCTGTAACTGGTTCGGATTCCAGCACGACAGTAGCGGCGCCTGCATCCTCGGCACCTTCCAGCGTTGACGTCGATAAAGACGGTTTACCCTGGGACGCTCGCATCCATGCCGGAAGTAAAGCGAAACTCGCTAAAACCGAACAATGGAAGAAGAAGCGAGGCGTAGACGCTGCACTCGTAGTAGAGGTCGAAGCGGAACTCCGCGCAGCTATGGCCGTACCAGTCCCAAACGCACCAGCGGCGGAACCTGCGCCCACTGTGGCTTCCGAAGCTGCCACGGCGCCTACTGCAACTCCCCCGCCTCCTGCGCCGGCTGCGGCCGCACCTTCACCGGCACCAACACCAGCTACACCGCCGCCACCTACTGTAGCTCCTACTACTGCCCCGGCTGCTGCCCAGCCTGCTAGCGGTATAACCACATTGCCGGCATTAATGGCAGCTTCTACGGCAGCCGGTAAAACACCGGAAGAAATGCTCGCAGCGGCTAATAAAGCCGGGTTAGCGTCGGTAGCACTCTTGGGCGCTCGTCCGGACCTGGTACCAACTGTAGCGGCGGAACTGGGACTCGGGGGTTAATATGTCGCACTCAATCATACCGCCGTCGTCGGCTGGTATCTGGGGTAAACCTGGTGGGTGTACTGGTTGGGTCTTAATGGCCCAATGTTACCCCGAGACCGAGGAAACCCCGGAAGCTGCAGAGGGTACCGCGTCGCACGAAATAGGGGCCGAACTTATCCAGAATGCCGCGCGCGGTTTCAACGGTGGCAAGTGGGCCGACTGGGAAGGTAAAACCGCCCCTAACGGTGTCGTTTATACCGAAGAAATGTTCGACGGTGCCAAGGAATACGCCGACGACGTCGCTATGATTATGCGCGAACGCGGTGTCTTTGGTGGTGACTTCCTGGGTGTAGAAGAACGTATTGAGGCCCAACGAGTCCACGAGTACAGCTTCGGTACGTGCGACTGCTTCCTCTTCGACCGTAAAACCGGCGAGCTATTTATCTGGGACTACAAGTTCGGATACGAGGTAGTGGAAGCGTTCGAGAATTGGCAGTCGATTAACTACGCGGCCGGCATATTCGATAAGTACGGAGTTAACGGTCTCGAAGACCAGATTACTACCATTCGTATACGGATAGCGCAGCCTCGGGCATTTCACCGGGAAGGCTCTATCCGCGAGTGGAAAGTAAAAGGCAGCGACCTACGCGGTTATTTTAACCAACTGACTTGTAATGCCGCTACTGCATTAGGACCTAATGCAACCACCAATAGCGGCGACCATTGTAAGCATTGCCCGGCTCGCCATGCCTGCGAAGCTGCACTTACAGCGGGTAACCGTCTCTTCGAAGCCGCGAGTAAACCCACCCCCGTGGAATTATCGGACGAAGCACTCGGCGTACAACTGGCTTTAGTGAAACGAGCCCGTAAACAACTCGAATATTTAGAGTCGGGTTTCGAAGAACAGGTCGCCGGCCGTATGCGCGCTGGTGCATTGGTACCCGGTTGGTCTCGCGAAGATACGTACGGCCGCGATAAGTGGGTTAAGCCGTTCGACGAAGTTGTCGCTATGGGTGATATGCTCGGAAAAGACCTTCGTAAGAAAGAAGCCATTACGCCCAAACAGGCTATAAAATTGGGTGTTGACGAAGCCGTCATTAAGGCGTATTCTTCACAACCTCGGACCGGAGTTAAAATAGTTCCGGATAATGGAAACAAAGCAAAACAGGTATTCTCACAATGACACAACAACAAGTAACGCAAATTTTAACCCCGGTTGGTCGTCTGGTACAGGGCGATTGTTTCGAAGGTCAAACCAAGGACGCCGAAGGTAACCCGCTCGTTATTAAAAACGGTCCGAACGCTGGACAACCGCGAGTAGATTACTTTATGGCTATCGCTATCGCTAAGACGGACGCTACGTATAACGATTTGTGGGCGATTATCCACAACGAAGCCCGTACCTCGTTCCCGTCGCTGTTTGACGCTAACGGCGGCTGTATTAGTCCGAAATTCGCTTTTAAAGTAACCGACGGCGATAGCCAGGTCCCTAATACTAAAGGCACCAAGCCTTGCGACCGTGAAGGTTTCCCGGGTCACTGGGTACTTAACTTTTCTGGTGGCTACGCTCCGAAGTGTTACATTTTGGAAAACGGCGCCCACAAGTTGATTACCGACCCGTCTATGATTAAGCGCGGTTACTATATCCGTATTGCTGGTAGCGTGAAGGGTAACGGCTCGCAACAACAGCCCGGTATTTTCCTTAATCACTCAATGGTAGAGCTTGTGGGTTACGGGGAAGAAATTGTTACCGGTCCTAACGCCGACGCGGTGTTCGGTGGCGCTCCTGCAGCCGCATTACCAGCCGGTGCAAGTGCTACGCCATTGGCCCCCGCTGCAGCTCCGGCAATGCCTGGCGCCGCTCCTACTCCGGCACCAATGCCAGGGGCAACCCCAAGCCCTGCACCCGCAGCGCCAGCCGCGCCCGCTCCTGCAGCTCCCGCACCGGCGGCACCTGTACAACCTGCACCGGATTTACTGCAGCCGCAACCAGGACAAGGACCCGCAGCGCCAGCCGCGCCCGCTCCTGCAGCTCCGGCTGCACCTGCGCCAGCCGAAGTTAAATACCAGACTCCGGACGGCGGCCAGTGGACCGAGGCGCAACTATTGGCGGTTAACTATTCCGCCGAGCAAATCGCAGCACTTCCGAAAGTATAACAATAATATTTCTCCTACTTGGCCCGCTTCGGCGGGTCTCTTTTTCAATAATAAATAGGGCTATTGTTATGACTAACACCCGTAAAACTTGCGCTGGCTGTAAGCATTTAAAACGACATATAACACCTGCTTTGTCGGGTTTGTTTATGGGATGCAATATTACAGAAAGCGTTATCCCGCATTCTTCGAGACCGGTAGATGGTGAGCGCGGAGAGTGGGAAGTTATATTCTGGCGTGTCCCTCTTGAATGCCCTTTATCCGACGGAGTAGTTTTTAAAAACGAAGAACGCGCGCCACGTCGAGAATGGGTAACTCAGATTATTAAGGCGAAACAATGATTAGAGGCCGTCGTAAATGTGACCCGGTAAACGGGTGTGGTAAATTCTATAAGCAAAGTTTACCAGCGTGTCCGAAATGTGGCACACCGGAAGCGTTTAGCGAGCTGGTGCCGTTTAACCCGCTGGACTGGGTGTACGATTTAGAGACCTACCCCAATGTATTTACAGCGGCCTTTAAGCACCCCCGTAGCGGTACCCGCGCCTTCTTCGAGGTAAGCCCACGGTATCAGCAACTACGCGACCTTGTGGTCTTCCTACACGCCCTTAAGGAAGCCGGTTGTAGAATGGTCGGGTTTAATAATAACGGGTTCGATTACCCTATCGTCCATTTCATCCTTAATAACTTCCACCATGGTTTAAGTGTCGACGACTGCTACGGTAAAGCAGCCGCTATTATCGCTACGCCCTGGGAAGACCGAAATAGTAACGTTATCTGGGATAACGACGTCTTAATCCAGCAAATCGATTTATCTAAGGTCCACCACTTCGACAACAAAGCGCGGCTTACGTCGCTAAAAATGCTTGAATTTAACATGCGGTCTCAAAATATTGAGGACCTACCGTTCGAACCTGGTGTCCCGCTGCAGGTAGCGCAGATACCAACACTAAACAAATACAACGACCACGACGTCGACGAGACCGAAGCCTTTTATATTGAAACTTTGGAAATGATAGAATTTAGGGAAGAACTGGGTACCAGGTACGGTAAAAACTTCCTTAATCATAGCGATAAAAAAATCGGTACCGAACTCTTTATCATGGAGTTGGAGAAGAATAACCCCGGGTGCTGCTACACCTATGTAAACGGTAGAAAGCAGAAGCGCCAAACGATACGGCCGTCTATTGGGTTAGCTAATGTTATCTTCCCGTATATTCAATTTAAACGCCCGGAATTCCAGCGCGTACGCGACTGGCTATCGTCCCAGGTTATTACCGAAACTAAAGGGGTGTTCGAATACCTCGACGTAACACCGGTTATGGCTATGCACATGGACCCAACGGTAATTAAAGTACATGGTCTAACCCATGCCGACGTACCGCACCTAAAGGAAGGTAAGGTCCTCGACCGACAGCTTAAAAACGGGCTGTTACTTAGTAAATGTAAAGACGCACTAATCCAGCGCGCCGACCTTGACCGGTTTAAATTCGTTAGCGGGTGGAAGGACCAGTCGGGGCTAAACACTATTGTAGAGGGCTTCCAATATGATTTTGGCACCGGTGGTATTCATGGCTCGATAGATTCGACAATTGTTTACAGCGACGACGACTACGTTATCTACGACTGGGACGTCGCCGGGTACTACCCGAGCCTGGGAGCTGTTAACAATCTCTACCCGGAACACCTTAGTAGCCAATTCGGCGTAGTGGACGCAATGCTTAAAGCCGAGCGCGCCAAACACGCAAAAGGCACCCCACTTAACAAGGCGATTAAACTATCTCGCAACGGTGCCTACGGTGACAGTAACAACAAATATAGCCCGTTCTTCGACCCTCAGTACACTATGTCGATAACGATTAACGGCCAGCTATTATTATGCCTACTGGCGGAACACCTTATCGACATACCAGGTTTGCAAATGATACAGGTAAATACCGACGGCCTTACCGTTCGTTGCCCCCGTGGCTATGTGGACCACATGAAAGCGGTTTGTAAGTGGTGGGAAGGTTTTACGTGCCTGGAACTGGAAAGCGCTATCTACTCCCGTATGTTTATCCGCGACGTTAACAACTATATCGCCGAGTACGAAGGCGGCGACCTAAAGCGTAAAGGCGCTTACGAATATAAACGAGAGTGGCACCAGAACCATAGCGAACTTGTGGTCGCCAGGGCTGCAGAAGCGGCGCTCGTACGTGGTGAAGATATCGGCGACTTTATCAGAAGCCACGAGGATATCTTCGACTTTATGCTCCGTACCAAAGTGGGCCGCGCGGACAAGCTGGTTATTTGCGACACTGCAGGTAACGAACGCCAGCTCCAAAATATTACCCGTTATTATATTGGCACCGAAGGCGGCGAGCTGGTGAAAATATCCCCGCCAGCTAAAGGTAATATCGTTGGGTCCTGGAAGCGGGCCACCAAGTTAACCGACCACTTCTATAAGCAGGTTATCGCCGAGCTAACCGCCGTACGTAATGGCCCCGTCGGTTACCACCATCTACAGCCGCACGAATTGGACTCTACGGGCTTGCCCTGGGACGAACGGATTAATACGAAGAACAAGTCCAAGTACGAGATACGCCGTACTGGGCTTAACGTAGGGTGGCTGGTAGCACCGTGTAACGACATTCGCGACGCGCACCGGTCTAATATCAACTTCGACTACTATATCGCCGAGGCGCGTAAGCTGGTCGACCCACTTAGGAGCGCGTAGCTATGCGTACACTAACCCAAATCACCGACGCCGTACGCCGAGGCGAAGAAGTGACTACCGACGAACTACGGTACACCGTGGCGGCATACGACGTTATGGTCGCTAAGTTCAACATTCAACAGGACCGGCAGCAAATGGAAGAATTCTTCCGAGCTGCAGAGAGTGACCCACGGGAATATATCGGCCCGGAAAACGACCCCGATAACCCGGAGGTCGTCGCCTGGCATAAGTCCCATATTAATTTAGCGCCAGTAATGGAAGTCGCTAAGAAGCATTTAACCAACGAAGAAGGAAGTTAATATTATGTCTATTGATTACAACGAATTGGCCCAGGTCATTTACGAACAAAACAAGGCTGTAGGCTGGTGGGACGACCCTAACCGCTGCATTTACCAAACGTTGCAACTGGTGTCTACTGAGGTCGCAGAGGCCACGGAGGGCGAGCGTAAGCACCTTAACGACGACCATTTACTATGGCGCGCCATGGGAGAAGTGGAACTCGCCGACGCGCTTATCCGTCTCCTGGACGTAGGCGCCCGCTACCAGTGGGACTACAACAAAGGCGCTCTACAGCCCCACCGTTTACTACGCGGGCGTAAAATTACGACTATCGGCGGTCAACACCTGGTTATTAATGTGGCGCTGGCAGATTTGGCCGTCGCTATTTACGACGGGTTCAACCGCGACCAGATAAGTAAAGCGTATACGGTGTGTATCGAGACCATATTACGCATAGCCGAGGACGCTAGTTACGATATCATGGGAGCCCTAGAAGAAAAGCTCGAATACAACAAAAAGCGCGCCGACCACAAGCGGGAAAACCGCCAAGGTAAGCCCGGGCAAAAAGCATTCTAGCCGTGTGGTCATGGGAAACCCGAGCCGCCGAATATTGCCAAGTATTAAACGGCAAACGTCGACCAAGACGGCATTATCGGTGCGGGCAATGTCGCGCGCGCCGGTCGTTGGCTCGGGAACTATGGGAATACGTAAGACCGCCTAAGTGTCGTTGTTGTGGGGCGGTCGATTACCGGTTAGATATGAGTCGTTACAAAGAGTGGAAGGAACGTACGGGCGTTTTCGATACTTGCTATTGCGACGGCTACCATTACCCACACCGTAAAGCCTGGGGCGTCTGGTGCGCCGAACACCCTACAGGACCAAAGGAAGAAGATTACAGGGAGCGTTACGGATACTAACGAATAATCCAGACTTCTACGCCGCCGTGTCGAGAGCAAGCGCCCGAGCCACGTTTCGAAGTGCTGTACGTACCGTCTTTGCACTTGGCCGACACGGACGGCACTTTATACGCTATAAGTTGTTGCTCTACAGTATCGAACACAACCACCGCGCAAACCGCTAGTATAATCCCAGTTAACAACCAGGCTAAAGCCTTTAAACTATCCATGTTTTAAGAATCTATTTTGTTGTTAATCAATCGTACCGTTAATTCGCGTATTGTCTGCGAACCTATGTAACCTATCGCACCACCGGCAAAAACGGCCCAATTAGAATTAAGTCCGAGGGCGTATATACCGTACGTTACCGACAAGGATAACGCGCCGCAAATACCGGCTTCTAATAATATACGCAGTGGTTTAGTTTCTTTACGGTCGTATATAACTCTTAATACTGCAATGACGACAGCCATAAGGACGCCTCCGGACTCGGGCGGTAACCTGTTTAGTGCAACTATCCAGTTATTAGGGTTATCGGGCATTGGTTGTCCGCCGTTTTGTAAAATGTTCATCTTATTAGCGTCGTAGTACGGACGAAATAATACCAGCTAAACCGGACTTCGTCGACGCTCCGTTAGCTGCATCCAGTTTGTTTTTATGCTCTTGTTTAAGCACACCAAAGTAAGCCCATAGCAACGTTACCAGCGGCCCGATAACCGCTAACACAAATTGCCAACCATCCATTACGGACTTGACCAGTTCGCTATTATCAGTAAACACGCCGTAAGCCCACACGGAGATAGCGACGATAACCGCGAAGGCTACAACGTGGAACGAGCCCTTAGCGATATACGGCCGCGTACTATGTGGGTTTTTAGCGTCACTTTCCAGCATTGCCCGGACCGTCGCGTTACTTTCCTTGATATGGGTAATATCGACGTCGAACTCTTTTTCCAGTACGGCGGCTTGCTGTTCCGGCGGTAACTTAGCGACCGCCTGGTCGATATCTTCGCCGCTGGCGTCCTGGGGTAACTTTTGACCGTCCGGAAGAAATGCGTTAACCGCTTCTACCAGAAGGCCGCCACCGGGTACGACTTCGCGCACAATACCCGAACCTACGGTCCTTACAACATCCCATAATTTCATGTTAATAGCTCCACGTTGGTACGTCCGTACGCTCGGTCTCGGTCCATGCCATGTGGACAAACCCGCAGTAAGCGCCACCAGCGACCCGGGTAGCCCCATGGCGGCCGGCCAAGACCTTTAGCTTAGTCTCGGTTTGCTCGTCACTACAAGCAACGTCTACGGCTTTCTGGCGTTGGTGGTCGCCTGGTTTACTCTTGGTACGTTCGTTAGGGTGATTAGGGCAACGGCCGCCGGACGTAATGGTCATAGGTTGCCCCAGGTCTTCGCGTACTAACTGGACCTGGTCTAACGTTTCCTGGTCGACGCTACGTTCGTCGCAATCCGGATGCCCGCAAGTACAACGGAGTTTTACGTCCGTTGCTGGGTTGAAGTTATCGGTACTTATCAGCGTTCCCATAGCTTGTACTCCAATTCCACCCCCAGGGCGTCGTACGAGCGGTCGTCGGGGCTAAAGGCGCAACTATGATGCGTGTACTTTGCGTTAGTACGGAAGCGCTCGTCGGCAGATTCGTAGAGATTGACACGGACACCTAAGTTACTGGTGGTACGGTTGTCCGGACCTCTATCCTCGCATTGCGGGCTTAACTTCTTCGTGTGGTCAAGACCAGCGTAGACAGAAGCGTCGTTTACGTACGTACCGCTACAGCCTCCCAGGCTAAACAACACTGCGAGCCCCACGGCAAAGACAACAGCCAGGACAATACCTTTAAGAACACCTTTACCGTCGCGAGTACGGAAATATTCTTTAATATTTTGGCCGCGAAGAGACCACAAAAACCACGCGGCTAGAAGAACAAACAGGACGATAACAAATTCGAATATGCTAGGCATGGTATTAACCTCCAATATCTGCGAAGAATGTAGCCCACACGGTAGCGGACTGGTCTTGGCCGGATTCTATCGCCGTCTGCAGGTCTGCAGGCGTGACAGTTACCCCGGTGTTATCTGCGGCGAACCACGAACGTTCTGATTGACCTAAGCGCCCCATTTGTTCGATGGCGTTACGCATATTGCTTTCGTCGGAATAGGGGTGCGGGCGACACTGGATAACGCGACCGTCGCCGAAGTCATGTACCAAAGCAGCGAGCGCGGCGTCTCGTACCTGGCGCGGGTCGGCTGGTGGTTCTGGTGGTGCTGTATCGGTCAAGCCTAAGTCGACCAAACTACCCACTTTGTCTACGGTAACGGGCTCCCCGTCCGTATCGTACGCTTCTTCGCCCCGGTGATCTTCTACAAGCGACCATTTAGAGCCGTCGAATACACCGATTTTACCGTCTTCTTCCGGCACCGGTGTTTTAATCGCGTTGCGTGGAATCAAGTACACCGGTTTTTTTTCGGTGCTTTCCAACGGGTCAAGCCTGGCAGTAGAAACCCCTGTAAAAACACCGTTATCGTCATAGTTATAAAGTTTCATATCGTCCACCTATTAAAATTTAATACAGTACATCATAGCAATGTTACGGGGGCGCGTTTCGGTACCGCCGGTAAGTTCTGAAAAATTACCAGTTAAGCTACCCACACCGGCAGCCGACGCCAAACTACCACCAGACAACGGATATAAATTACGGTCTCTGATTTGGTGGTTGTGAGATTCGAAGGCGTCCGCCTGGAATGTAGCGATAGCGCGCGCCGGGTCGATGCCTCTACCGTTGTCCCAACCCCTGATAAACTCACCGCGTAAGTCTGGAATGTTGAATGTAGTAGCGCCGTCACCAATGCCGTAAAGGGTCCCAATGTCCGCGAAAAGTACGGCATAAGTTGTACGACTAATAGCCGAACCGTCACACTCTAAATAGCCTTCCGGTACGATACTCGATGCCTTGCCTACTACGGTACCGACTTTATCGTCACCACTGTCTTGTAACTCAAAATGTACCCCGGGGGAAGTTCGATAAATCAACGTTGTAGTTTGCCCCGCGATAAGGTCGCCCGCAGTTACGTCAATTAATCCGCCGGGCTGGCGTATAGTGGTCACGCCAAGGCCGTTTACATTAACTGTAGATGGGCCGGTGTTTGTGTTACCAGGGGTAAATCTGGCTATCATGCCTTCAAAGTAAGCCGCTACGCCTTGTTGGTTAGCGCGTAAATCTAAAATGTAACCGTCGGCGACACCGGATTCGTCGTAATTAAAAGCGCGACCGCTGGCTAATTCTACAACAGCCTGCATATACTGGGATGCGAGTTGTGTTTCGGCGTTTCCGGTCGGTACGATCCCCGCAGCTCTTAGTAACGCTTGCTGGAAGCCGTACGTATCGTTAAGTATCGCCTTTTTAATAGGCGTACCGTCACCAGTCGTACCGGTACTATCGTCTTTAGCCGAGCCATACGTATAATTAGCGTCGGGGGCGGTGATACGGCCGGCATTTTCCGGTAGCGTATTGGGGTTAGTTGCCATGGTCGTAACTCCTTACGAATAATTAACTAAAATGCCGAGCCATTGTTCGGTAGGGCATATTTTTAAACAAAGGTCTTCGAACTCGTCCCGCCGGGCGCCTGGTATTGTCGCTACGTCTGGGAAATTCTGCCCACCAATATACAGGAAAAACGGGTATTTTGTTGGGTCGGCCGGGATTATATATTGCTTTTGGGTGTAACTTACTGTATCGGCACCACTGGCCGCTAACAAACCGCCGGCGAATAGCTGGATATGACCGGCGCCAATTGGCCCGACGTTCGCTTCCAGGATTTTATTAACCAGCGGGTAACCTGGTGGGTCGATTTGCGAGTTAGAGTAACATTCGTCGCCGCCGCAATATGCCAAGTCGTGACCAGAACCGATAAACTCCCGAGGGCTCGAGCCGTCCCATAGATAATCGAAGGGATTACGGGCCACTGGCATAACGTCACCGTTAACGGAACCGCCGGTCGGGTGTTCTACGGAAGGTACCCACCATTCATGGACATAAACGTCGAATCCTGCAGCCTGTAACGTATCCTGTATGTAGCGCGGAGACTGCCCTCCTAACGCCTTCCATGTGGCGTCCAACCGGTCGCGGCGCTCTTGTTCGGTAAGTGCAGTGTTAGGTAGTCCGAACTGCGTTTCCCAGTTGTCGAGCTGTCGGGTTAACTGCGGGTCCAGGTCGTTATATACACCATCGAAAAACGTTTTAGCGTCTTCCCCAATGCCGGTAAGGCCCTGGAAGAATTCGCGGAGCCGCTTTTCTATTGTTATCCGCCACGCTCGCGCGTTAGGTAACAAATGCTTGAATATATTAAGCCAGTCCATTAGTTAAATACCACGGTGTCGACTTTCGCCTTTTCACCTTCGCCAAGTACGTAAGCGGTAAGGCTGCCAGGCGAACCAGTCTCGAAGAATACAGCGGAAGTAAACGTCCCGCCGGCAGCGGTAACAATGTCTTCGACAATCGCCGATACACGAGTCCGGGTTATCTGGTCGTTACGAGGTGGGATAGTAAGGCCTGCGATAAACGGTTCGACCGATAAAAAATACTCCGTTAATGCTGTTGTAACGGTACTTTGCACTGTCGCCAAATCATCTACACCGCTGATGCCCGAGACGGTTACGTCGAAGCTGGT